GTCTCAGCCGAAGCGCTGCCCGGAGTGTAGGAAGAAGAGGAGAGAATCGATTGTCCCAGCACACTAGAAGCATAAGCACGATAGTAGTTACAGAACGCGATCTCCGGGAGCAGATCCGTGACCTCTGCAAGATTTTCGGCTGGCATATGTACTTTACCTGGACATCGATCCATAGTCCTCGAGGTTTTCCGGATCTGGTCCTGGCTAATGCTGAAAAACACCGGCTTATCTATGCAGAGCTGAAGAGCGACAAAGGAAAGCTCACTCCGAAGCAAGAAGAATGGATAGATTTACTCAGAGAGTGTGGCCAGGAGGTCTACCTGTGGCGTCCTGGAGACATCGAGCAGATAGCAGGGATACTCAGGTATAATAGCCGCATAGTATAGTCATCAGGAAATGAATGAAGGCAGGAATGAGTAAATTCTGCCTTTTTTTGTTGTCTTGATGGAAAGAAGAGAAGTACGAAGCAAAAGGGAACTGAGATCTGCGCTGCGCCGGGCGTTGCTATGGCGCGGGACCAGGTTATCTACCCGGCATGGAGAGCTGACTACGCAGTTTGTAAAACACCTTGATGCTATACTGATAGCTTACAGGGATACAGGGGCAATCAATACCCGGGACCTGGCCATCTTCAATGCCAGGTATGATCAGGGGTTATCAGACTATGAGATAGCCCTGATATTTCACAGAAAGGTAAAGACGATCCGGAACATCCATTACCGGGTCTTGTCCCAGATAGTTGCAGAGAATGAGGCTCAACTGGCAGATGCTCTTTTTAGCTTTATTCGGGCAAACCACTTGACAAACTAGCTTTAGTATGGTAATTTCAAAATTATACTAGTTGTTGTGTGTCTGGGGATGAAGGTCGAGAAATCGGCCTTTTTTTATTGCCCAAGTTTCGGAGATTCTAATGGATGCGCTATTGGAGATTACAGCAGAGTTACGGAGAGCAACCAAAGCAATGGAGATAGCTGAGGAAGAGTTGAGAGAATCACGATATAAAATCATGGCTAAAATCCGTACCAATGAAGAGCTAATGAAGGCAATGGACAAGGCTAACCAGGTACATATCGAAGAGGTAGACAATGAATGTTTAGGGGACTTGCAATGATACTAACTAAAAAACAAGAGCAGTTTACGCTTAATATATTTTCTGGTATGAGTCAGAGGGAAGCATATATAAAGGCTGGTTACTCCACTAATACCTCTGTAGCTATCATAGATAGCCATGCTTGTGAATTGGCTAAAAACAGTAAGGTTTTGGTAAGGCTTGCGGAACTTAGAGAGAAGGCCGAATCAGACAAAGTTATGTCGGTCAAGGAACGCAAAGAGCGCTTATCTGAGATTGCCAGGGCTAGGCTTACAGACTTTGTAGAATGCGGACTTGATGGTTCATTTATCAACATTGGATTAGAAAGCGCAAACAGTGCAGCTATCAAAGGTGTTAAGACAAGAACTGAGTATGACGAGCATGGCAACGAGAAGGGTAATGATAAGGTTGCAACCAAGACAACGGCAATCATTACAGATATAAGGTTACATAACCCCATCAACGCTATAGCAGAACTCAACAAGATGGAGAAGGTCTACGATACGGCCATTAATGTAAATGTGGATAATCGAAAGGTCGAGATAATTGTAGCATCTGATGATGCACAGAAGCTATTGACTGAAATATCTCAGGGGGTCCCACCTCATGCGGATGACAACGACTAGAATCTTTGAAGAGAATCTGAAAGCATATCAGGGTGGAAAGAGACGGGCACTTAATGAAGGGGGGACTGCATCCAGCAAAACTTGGAGTATTCTTCAGCTGCTGTATTATATAGCTCACGAGTCTACAGAACCTATCATAATCTCTGTAGTGAGCGAATCGTTGCCTCATCTTAAAAGAGGTGCGATAAGGGATTTCTTTAATATCATAGTGGAAGATCTTGATACTTGCTCTAACTATAGTAAGACTGAGAACGTATACAAGATAGGGAAAGCGTCAATAGAGTTTTTCGGGGCTGACCAATCGGACAAAGTGCGTGGGCCGCGACGTGACATACTATTCTTAAATGAAGCAAATAATGTACCTTTTGAGACGGCCCGGGGCTTGGATATCCGGACAAGTAAGTTTACCTTTGCCGACTGGAATCCGACAAGCGAATTTTGGGCGCATGAGTACTGGATAGGGGAGCCTGAAAATGCCTATATCCACAGCACTTATCAAGACGCTAAAGCAGTGCTGCCGGTAGAGGTAGTAGCCAACATTGAGAGCAACAGGGATAAGGACCCGAACTGGTGGAATGTTTATGGTCTAGGTTTGATAGGTAAAATCGAAGGTTTGGTCTATCCGTTGTTCCAGCAGATAGACAGGCTGCCGAAAGGCGATTATTTCTATGGGCTTGACTTCGGGTTTTCGAGTGATCCGACAGTCCTGGTAAAGAACGTCATCATCGGTGACAACCTCTACAGCTATCAGATGTTCTACAACTATACCTCTATGACCAATGATGATATAGCCAGGGAGATGGATTTACTAAACGTATCTAAACATGATCCCATATATCCTGATCCTAATGAGCCGAAGAGCGCTGTGGAGCTGAGGCAGAAAGGTTTCAATATACAGGAAACTGAGAAAGGCGCTGGCAGCGTTAAATACGGAATCAAAAAGGTAAACTCCTATTACCAATACTGGACGAAGGATAGTCTTGATTGTATCAAAGAGCAGCGCAACTACCGGTATATCAGAAAGAGAGAACCTAACACTGGGCGGGAATACCTTAGCGATGATACAACACATCAATACAGTCATGGAATGGATGCCAGGAGATATGGAGTTGCGACATACAAGCCAGTGTTAAGCAGTACAGTTCCTGTCTGGCGGTACTAAAATGGCAGATTGTGAAGTATTAGAAGCCAAGCTCAAGGCGTTGGAAAAGCATGTGCATTTCAAGTTTGAAGCCAATGAGAAAGCGTTGGGTATACAAGCTAAGGAATATGAGCGAAGGCTTGAAGCACTTAATGGAGAAGCTGAGAGACTGAGAAAGATGCAGGCAACATATCTTCCCAGAGAAGTATTTGACAAGATTCATGATTCTATAGTGGCTGATATAGAGGATTTGAAAAGGGCTAGGGATGAAGGGGTCGGAAGGCAGTATGTCATAAGTGCCATAGTATCAGCAGCCATAGCAATAGGTATTACTTTAGCCGTGGCGATATTAGTAGGATAAGGTGGAGGTAAATTATGGCAGATGAAACGAAAGATATATACAAACTGATAGAAGATAAACGGTCGGAGATGAGCGATACCTTCGCTCGTATGGACAAGGATGAAAACCTTTATTTTCTTAAGCCCTATAAGATGATGGGGCTACCTCCGAATGATAGCAAGGAAGTTGAGGACGTAGCTAATATAACGCTCAATGACCCGCTGCTGTTTGCTACAAAGGCAATAGCCATTATAGGCGGAGCTACTATGCAAACAGTCATAGAAGGTCGTGATATGGATGACAAACAGACAACGATAATAGAGCAGTTCCTGGAAGATTATCTCTACATGGTTGATGAAAGACTGGTTAAAAGAGAAATACCAGGACTTGACGGCTTTGTTAATGAGCAGATATGTGTTCGAGGGCGTATAGCTGCCAGGATATGCAACCGGCTTGGTAAAGAGGGGGACTTAGAAGCAGATGTATTGCCGATAGATACCAGGAACTTTGGCTACGATACCGACAACAATGGTCTTATCTGGGGAGCTCCGACTTTCAGGCGTTCCAGAGCTGCTATCAAGCGAGAGTATGATAAAGACGTAGAAGAGAGCTTTGTTGATGTCGTGGACTATTGGGATGAAAAGCAGAATATAGTATTCATAGAGAAGGAAGTAGTCAAAGAACAGAAAAACCCTTATGGATATCCTCCATTTGTTGTATCGATATGTCCTATAGGTTCGATGCTGGGTACAGATAGTGCTATAGAACACCGCGGTGAAAGCATACTCTGGGCTAACAGGGATCTATGGGCTGAGAAAAACAGAACTGCAACAATACTGCAGACATTGAATATAGCTGCCCTATTTGGCGGGCTGCAGTATGAGAGTGATCAAGGGGTGAATGCACAAAAACCTTCAGTATCTCCATTTGGTACCCGAAAGGTTAATCCGGTAGAAAAAGGTGGCGGGTACAAGCCTATGCCTATCAACGATATTAAGAGTGCTACAAGGCTATTTTATGCTGTGCTGGATGCTTCTCTACAGAAAGGGAGCTTATCGGTTGTTGATTATGGTACATTGAGCTTTCCTCTATCTGCTGTAGCGATTACCAGATTGACAGGATCCAGGGATGATATTTTTCTACCCAGGATACAAGCGAAGGCTGAGTTCTACCAGTCGTTAAGCAGGATGGTCATCAATCAGTGCATGGCATTGAAAAAGTCGCTTAATCTGGGGCAACACGGAAACAAGAATAAATACACATCCCAGGAACTCAAAGGTGATTATTCAATCAACTATCGTTTCTTCACAATATCTAAAGAGCAGGATATTGCCGACCTGTCTATCGCGAATGCAGCTGAGAAATATCTATCTGGGGATACTATACGCCGCGAGGTGTTGCATCGGGAAGATCCCGACGGAGAGGAGATGAAGTTCCTTTCGGAGCAGGCGGAGAAGGTAGACGAGGTACTCTTCCTCTACCGGCGTGCAAGCAAACTGATAGAGAATGAAAAGCCACTGGAAGCGTATATCCTGGCAAAGCGCATTGTAACCATTCTAAAACAGAGGCAGTTGCAAGGAGCTATGACAGATATGCAGGCAAAAGGCACTCCAGAGTCTCAGGGAGGCAAGGAGGTATTGCCATTATTGGCAGGTGGTAAGGGAAGTAATGCCAGCCAGGGCTTGACTTCAACGGTGCCATCTGAGCCAACAGAATCTACGGAGGTACAACGTGAGCAAGAAGTTTAAATTCACGCAAGATGACCTGGACGATATGGTTATCAAAGAGCTTGAGGTTACTGCTGAGTCAGAGCAACCAAAGGAAGGGAAGCCTAATCTGATTGAAAGGCTGATGGCACGGAAGCAGATACAGGGGCAGAATAATGAACAGTAAGGTTGTTAAGAAAATAAGGAAATACAGTAAACAGAACTGGATTGAGTATGTGAAGGTAGTAAAGAAATGGTCTTTCGCGGTCAGGTTCAGGTATTGCTGGTATATCATGTTTGGCAAGAGTAAGAGTAAATGATATGAACGGATTTAACATCAACGAAGAGGACCTACTGGCACGTTATGCCCAGTCAAGGGATTTAGAGATAGAGCGATTGTTGACGCAATACGGCAGCTCACTGGCTGAGATAAAAGAGATGTATCCGCAAATCTCAAGTGCCATCGGTAAGAGAAGGCTAACGACCACTTTACCTTCAGAGCCGTTGTTCTTTACTCCTACAGAAGCTCGTGATATGGGTTTGAATCTTGAGGAAGGCTGGATGTTGAAATTCAATCCGACACAAGATGGCGGAAGGTACAGTGCCAGTTTTGTTACGCCTACAAAGTGGGAGATTACTGAGGATAACCTCTTTATAAGTCCAGGAGGGGAAAGATACTCTCGAGCAGATTTTGAAGCATTGCTGTCTTATCCGACAGGGGGAATGGCAATAGGGGAAGAAGCAGGGTCTCTTATTTCACCATCATTGACAATAGCAGATTTAACCGAAGAAGGTAAGAGTTACTATCAGAAGTATCAGCAGGAAGGTGGACAACTTGTTATTAATGGTTGGCTTGACTTGATGGAGCGACAGCAGCTTGAGACCGAGCAGGTTTTCGGTCAGGTGTTTCCGGAAATGGATATAGAGGAAGTCCGACGCTATGCTGAGGAACAGCCTGAATCTTTTGAAAATGACATATTTGAGATAGGCAGGACGCCAGAGACTGAGAGATTACTGCAACTGACTTACGAAGGGGTAACTCCACAAGTGCTTGATAGTTTCTTCGGTACATACCAGTCTCAGGAAGGAATAGAGTGGACAACACCTGAAACTTTGGGAATGCCCAAGGTAAATGAGATATTCAGATGGTCACTGGGTTCTATATGGGGGCGGATGAAAGATATCGGAATAGGACCACAATCAGAGTTAGTACAGGAAATAAAAGACAAGCTGCTAATGAGCGAACTGCTTCCAGAAGAGCAACGCAACTGGATACGTGATACTGGCATATTGCCCAGTACCTATATGGAGCTAAGCCCGGAGGAACTTGAACAAATCGGGGTACAACTATCCGATACATCGAGAGAGGTATTACGGAGGATACAGACAACAGGAGATAAATACGAATACTGGGAGTCACTATTAACGAGAGAAGAATACACCCCAGGCTTTACTGCACAAATACAGGCAGGCTGGGGTGATGTATTAAGAAGCGCCGGATCTGCTGCTTCCTGGTTAGGTGCCGAAGGGGCAGGAAAATGGTTAGCTGAAAAAGGGTCAGCATATCAATTAGTTGTTCCTGCTGCGGAATGGAAAGGCGTATTTCACCCCAACTTCTGGACGAAGCAATTACCGAGAGCTATACCATTTACTTTTGCGCTTATTCCTGCGGCCATTGTCGGGGGATATGCTGGCGCCGGTGTTGCCGGTGCTGTTGGATTAGGTGCTTTTGGCAAACTACTGTTAGGAGCTATTGGAGCTTCTGTATTATCAAGACCGCTGGAATCCGCACTAGAAGCAGGGAATGCTTATGATGAAGCATTGGCGAAAGGATTGACAGAAGAAGAAGCTGAAGAAGCTGCCAGCAGCACATTTAAAGGAAATCTAGCTCTATCCGGGCTGGATGCTGCTCAGTTTGCGATGGCCTTTGCACCGATGCCGTTCAAGACAGGCAGCCGTTTATTAAGATATGCCACTATTGCAGGGAAGGTAGCAGTTGTCGGGTTATCAGAGGCGGGAGAAGAAGCTGTTCAGGACATAATTACCAGGCGTGCACTTGGAGAAGAAGTAAAGATGGACGCTGATATGCAGCAGGCGATGGCGTTGGGTATGGTTATGGGCATGGGGCTTGGGGGAGTTGGAGAT